TTTCTTCTGTATTGCTGCATTGTTTCTGCACTAGGATTGACAAGTCCACTCACTGGACTCCCCGGCTTGCAGTGGCAAGTTCTGACAGAAATTCCTTCGGATCGGTACTTCTATCATCTGACGCTGGCGTTCCTGGTTTCGGTAGTCTGGTGTATTCTTTCCGGTCGTGCTGTCGCTTGGCTTCGCGTCTCTGCGATTATATCGATGACGTTGATGGCCGTTGGTATTGTCCGAGATTGGAAGTACCCGGCTTTCGGCGAAGCTCATTTTACCGAAGCTACCGTTGGCGTCTCGCATGCTAAGGCTGGGACCTTTGTGGCCTTACCTGAAATCCCGGTTGGCTACTGGTGGGTACCACTGGTGAAGCATCCATTTTTAGAGTTGCCAAATCATTTGATTGGGCGTATCGATCTGCCCTACCCGGAGACGCATGTCTCTGGCATGGTTGATGTAAGTGGCTGGGTTACTGGGAGAGTCTCCGTCAGAAAAATATTTCTGAGGCTTGATGGGAAAGAAACAATGATCATAACTCCGACCTATCCTCGTCGAGATGTCGACCCGATCTTCTGCGATTCTCCTGACCGCAACAAGGGCTGGAGAACTGAACTCAATTTGACAGGTTTTCAGCGGGGAAATCACATCCTCAGTGCAATTGCAGTCGCGGACAATGGAACCGCCTCGGATATCGGAGAGGTCCCAATTCGGCTTGGCTCATGAGCCTCGCGCTGATTGTTTTGAGATGACCGCCCAGGCCCGATTCAGAGTTCCCCAAGATTTTCTCCTGCGCTTGCTCCCGAGAGTGCGCCCGCACACCGCCACCGAGGCGCTTCAGTTGCCGGCCTTCTGTCCTTTTAGGGAGTTGGCAAGTCCGTCACAGAAATCCTAATAAATTTATTTGGCATATAAATCAGTAACTTAGCTTCGCGATTTGATTTCCGAGCAAGTTAGCGGCTGCTAGCTTTGTGTGCGGATGGAATGGATTGCGGCGACAGATAATGACGGCGAGCAATTCGATCCGGAGGTAGATGGGGCCGAGTGGTTCTATTCACCGCTTCCCTCCCAAGGTAAGTTCCACGCTTCGGATGCCCGGTTCAAAGGCTTTTCCGGGCCGGTTGGCTCGGGTAAGAGCGCCGCGCTCTGTTTTGAGTTACTGCGCTTGGCTTACATGAACAGTGGCCGACAGGGCTTGTTGGCGGCTCCGACCTACGCGATGTTGCGAGACGCCACTCTGGTTGGCTTATTCCGGATGTTTGAAGATCTCCGGGTGGATTTTGACTACAGGAAAACCGAGGGCATCTTATGGCTGAAGGGCGCCGCAAGCACGGTGCTACTTCGCTCCCTGGAGGAGCCCGAACGGTTACGGGGCACGAATCTTTCCTGGTTTGGAATTGATGAGCTGTCATACGCGCGAGAAGAGGCCTGGCTGCGGCTTGAAGCGCGTTTGCGAGACCCAAAGTCGAAACGGCTGTGTGGGTTTGGGGCGTGGACGCCGCAAGGGAGTGACTGGGTATATAAGCGGTTTATTCACAAACCGGTTGTTGGGTACGAGGCGGTACGGGCGCAGCCCTTTGAGAATAGGTTCCTGCTGGAGAAGACGCCGGATTATTATGAGCGCCTTGAGAGTAGTTACGATCCGAAGTTTTATCAGCAGGAAGCGCTGGGCGAGTACGTAAACAGTAAGACGGATTTAGTCTACAACTGCTTTAAGAGATCGCTACACGTACAGAAGCAGGCCTACGATCCGCAAAAGACGCTGCTCTGGGCGCTGGATTTTAACGTGACACCGATGAGTTCGGTGCTGCTGCAGTATGACGGTGACCGGCTGCGGGTGATTGACGAGATAGTGCTAGAGCGCGCAACCACGCAGGAAGCAGCAACGGAGTTTGAGAACAGGTACGGAAGACACCGGGGCGCGTTGGAGATATTTGGCGACGCGAGCGGGCGGAGTATGCAAACAACTGGCTTTTCAGATTACCAGATTTTGCAGAATACGCTGACGCGGGCCGGGATAAAGCACGTAAAGATGAGGGTGCCGGCAAGCAATCCATCGGTGCTGAGCAGGATACGAAAGGTGAACGGGCTTTTCACGAATGCTCTAGGCGAGGTCAGGCTGGAAATCGATCCGAGGTGTACGGAATTGATCAAGGACTTCGAAGAAGTTCTTTATAAGCCCGGCTCGGCTGTGATTGATAAGACTCGCGATGCACTGCGGACGCACGCATCCGATGCCTTGGGTTACCTGATATGGGCGCTTTGGGGAGACAAACCTCAAGCCGGAGAAATGAATAAGCCGCTGTTTTAGGGAGCATGGGACGACAGAATGATTGAAATTGACCGGGAACATCCAGAATATAAACGCGACAAGGTTCTGATGCGCACCTACCGCGATCTCTATGCCGGTGGCCACGAATTTAAGCATCGGGCCGCCGAATACCTGCTGCGAAGGCAACGAGAGCCGCTGGATGTCTATGCGGAACGGCTGTGGCGAGTGTTCTATGAGAACTATATCGGGTCTATTGTGGATTGGTACTCGGCCACGTTGTTTCGACGCGAGCCAAGCCTGCAATTCGATGGAGGCACAGACGCGAGCCAGAAGTTTCTGGCCCAATTTGCCGACGATTGCGATTTGCGGGGGACAAACCTAACGAACTTTTTCCGGCGTGCACTGACAGACACGCTGGTGGCCGGCAAGAGTCACATACTTCTGGACTTTCCCCGGCCTGAGAAGACGCCGACGAATCGAGCTGAAGAAGATGCGGCGGGCGTATCGCGAGCCTACCTGGTCCATTACGCGGCCGAAGAGCTAATCAATTGGAGCACGAATGAACGCGGCGAGTACGACTGGGTGGTGCTGCGGCAATCGGTGACGCGGCAACCGAGCGTAGATTCGCCGGACGTAGTAAACGAGACGCACTGGCTGTACTTCGACCGTGAGTCGTATAGGGCATATAAGCGGGTAGACAAGGATCACGGACAGGCTAGCGTGCAACTGGTGGCGGAAGGCACGCACTCGCTGGTGGGGCAACGGCGCGTTCCACTGTTCACGCTCGAGGTAAGCGACGGCCTGTGGTTGATGAACAAAGCGGCGCTTCTGCAGTTAGAACATTTCAACAAGTCGAATGCGCTAGGTTGGTCGATCACGATGGGCCTGTTTGCGATGCCGGTGATCTATTCGGACCGCGAATGGAATCAGATGGTGGGTGAAAGCTATTACATCCAGCTTGGGCCTCAGGACCGCTTTGGCTGGACCGAGCCAGAAGGTAAGGTATACCAGATCGCCGCCGATAACCTGGAGACGCTTAAGGAAGAGATATATCGGGTCTGCTATCTCTCGGCCGCTTCGGGCGAGATGTCGGGCGGGAGAGCACAGTCCGCATTGAGTAAGCAAATGGACTTCACGATTACGCAGGAAGTCCTACAAGCTTACGGAAACGCCGTGAAAAACATGATCCGCCGGCTCTTCAAGGCGGTTAGCGAGGCCAGGCAAGACGGTGCGATCACTTCGGTTTCGGGCCTGGATGAGTTAGACATTACCGACTTCGGAACGGAGATGCAACAGGCGACAAACCTGCTCAATTTGGGGATCAATTCGCCCACGCTAAAAAAGCAGATATATCAACGTCTCGCGTTCAAGTATATGAGCGATCTGCGGCAGGAGACCAAGGATGAGATTGCGCGGGAAATTCAGGCGCAATTGGAGAGTTAGTTTAGGAGGCTTATGTCAGAAGAAACGACAGTTACAAGGGGCGCTGAGAACGAATCTCATGTGCGGGATCTGGTCCGGCAAGCCATTGACGAGTTTGTACGCGTCCAGCAGAGCAAGGCGGAGCCCGCTTATAAGACCGAATTGCAGGAAGAGCGCAAGAGGCGAGAGAGCCTAGAAACTCGACTGAACCAGTTAGTCGAGGAGAATCGAAAGGCCCGAGCGGCCGCCGACGAAGCGGATCGGAACTCGCAAATTCGGACGGAACTACAAAGGCTCGGCGTATCGAAAATCGACCTGGCATTTCGGGCTGTGAAGGACGACATCGTTCGTGGTGAAGACGGCCGGTTGCAGGCCAAAGGCGCGGACGGTAAGCAGCTCCCGGAGTTCTTGGCTGGTTTCGTCCAGGAGAATCCGGAATTGCTTCCGGCGCGCATCGCGGGAGGCAGCGGAGTTCAGGCCGGTCAGCGAAGCGCGAACGGAGGCGGAGCGCCCGGTATCGAAATTGACAAGATTAAGCCAGGAATGAAACAGGAGGAACTCGAGAGAGTTCGCCAGGAGATCTCGCGATTAGCATCGCAGGCGCTTCGAGGCGCTTAGCTTTCCGGTTTGCTCCCCGCGCAGATTTTCCGCTGCGCCAAAAGCTGGCTTAAAACGCGAACATGCGCCGGTCTTGTGATCGGCGCATGTTCGTGATGAACGTTCGCAGGCGGCATGTTAATGCCGCCATTTCTATTTTAGGAGACTTATGTCAACAATTACTTCCGCCAATTTGGCGAATGCAATCGTGAAGCTGGTTGCGGCAGACGCGCTACCAGCTCTGATGGGAAACTTCGTGATGGGAAATCTAGTTAATCGGGACTATGAGCCGGTGCTGGCCCATGCCGGTGATACCGTAAACATTCCGATTCCTCCCACACTCGTGGCGAATAATATCGCCGAGGGCGGAACAGTTACACCACAGAATCCGAGTTTGGGCAATGCCTCGATCGTATTGAACACCCACGCCGAAGCGACGTTCCAGATCCCGGACGTCACGAAGGCGCTGGCATATCCGGAACTGCTGAAGGCTTACATGCAGCCGGCAGTGATTGCAATCGCCGAGCGTGTCGAGTCGGACCTGCTGTCGCTTTACGGCCAGTTCACGGCCAACACCCCCGTGGGAACGGCCGGTACGCCGGTGACCGAAGCCACGATCGACGCCGCAGAAACGGCGTTGTTCTCAGCGATGGTTCCACCGAGTGCGCCTAAGTACCTAGTGGTCAACTCGGGCACTTACTCGCAGATTCGCCAGATTCCCCGCTTCAGCGAATACTATTCGTCTGGCGAGGCCGGTCTGAAGGCGCTTGTGGACGGCAACGTCGGCAAGATGAAGGACTTCTTCATTTTCCGGTCGCAGTTTGTGCCGACGACTGGGACGTTGTCACCCAACACTCATAACCTGGCCTTCACGCGAGACGCACTTGGCCTTGTGGTTCGACGGCTGCCGCAACCCCTGCCGGGCACTGGCGCAATCGCGGAGTACGCCGAAATGGGTAATTTCGGCATCCGCGTCGTGATGAGCTATCAACCCAATCTGTTGTCGCAACAGTTCACAGTTGACGTCCTTTACGGGACGGGCGTTCTGCGGAACAGCTTCGCGGTACAAGTTAACAGCTAATCGCGAGTAAGTGAGGGAGAGGGAATTTATAATTCCCTCTCTATTGGATGAAGTAATTAGCCGGTTTGGCTTGCATTTTCGCAAAAGGAGAAAGCTTTGGATTTGAAAAAGTATTTTCGGAAGCTCCGAGAGATTGAGGCGTGCATTAGCGAGTCCTATCCCGTCGTGATCAGCCTAGAGACGGCCGACGGCGGTAAAGCAGGCGTCGCTACGGAAGTGCCCCGCGCTGTCGCGGCACGGATGGTCGTCGAGGGCCAAGCGGTTCTTGCGACAGAAGAGCAGATAGAGGTTTTTAAAAATCAGCACCTGGCGGCGAAGCAGGCGGCTGACAAGGCCGAACTGGCCAAGCGTGTACAAGTGGCGATCATTTCGGACCCGGAATTAGAGCGCCAGTTCTCGAACCGCAAATCCAACGGGCCGACCAACAGCGGAAAGTAGAAAACAAATGGCGCTATTTACCGATGCAGATGTTATCACGATCGGAGACCTGCAGCAGTTCGAATCGGCTCTGGTGGAGGTGGCTTCCACGCACGACATCAACGTCTCCACAAAAATCACTCTTGCAACTAGTTCTATCGGGGACCTGTTGATGCTATGGCTGCTGAGATCTTACACGTCCGATCCTCAGTGGCTTACTCGCCGCGTGCTGGGGCTTTCGACTGTGGTCGTGACCCCGACATTGCATCGGTGGCTCTGTTTCGAAGCGCTGTCGCGATTCTATTCTGAAGCTTACAACGTTCAGCTGAACACCCGCTTCCAAGGTAAGTGGACGGAATATCAGACCGCATCGTCTCAGGCCGCAGACATGGTATCCATGTCCGGAATCGGTATTGTGTATCACGCCTTGCCGAAGCCAGCAATGCCTTCCGTTTCGATTGGAACGGGGAACGCGTTAGTAGAAACAGTATTTGTTCAGACAGCTTGGATCGATTCGCTGGGAAACGAGGGCGCGCTAAGTACGGTTAACGCTCTTGCGTTGCCAGGCGACTCCAGTATCTCGACTGCTATGGCGGAGGGCGCGTTGGGCGCGCCGGCCTCCGCCACGGGTTGGAACGTTTATGTGAGCACGACGGAAGACGCAACTTACCGGCAGAATGGCTCGCCGCTGGCAATTGGTTCGACCTGGACTCTGCCAGCGTCCGGTTTTGTAGACGGCCCTATGCCGATCGATGGGCAGCAGCCGAACTATTACGTGATTGATCCCAAGCGGATCCAAAGAGGATAGACGACTATGCTGCCCCTCTCATTGTTAGCCGCACAAAAACTCGCCAATCTACTGACGAATGCAAACTTGCTTACAACGCAAATCAGCCAGATTGCCGCCGAAACGAACGTAAATATACCCACCATCTTGCCGGCGCAAGTAGTTTTGAGCTCAGCGACGCCGGACATTGCGGATCTGCGCGCTCAGATGTCTTATCCGCGCGTTTGTATCTATAGCGACACGATCAAGAACACGCAAGTGGAGAAGTTCCGGTCTCTGTCGGGAACGATTGGGGTGACGGCGGAAGTTTGGGCCAGCGGGACCCTAGTGCAACAGACCGACCAATGGATTCATTACTACGTCGAGGCACTGACACTTGCCCTGCGGCAAAACATAGGAGATTGGCAGGACGGATTATTCTTCTCGGGGATCTACACCGTCCAATTCCAGCAACCAAAAGCGGGCGGACTGGGGTATGTGCAGTCTGCAAAGATCACCTGCAGTCTTGGCGTGAGCCTTAACTAGGAGTTACTAATGGCTAATTACATTTCTTCCAACGCAAACCGCTTCTACGCAGCACTAGAAGCAAATTACGGACAGGCCGCCGCGATAAGCGCGACCAATCGCTTTCCAGCAGTCCAGTTAATAGCTCAGCAAAGTTTGGAGCAGGCGGTTCGCCACGACAAGACTGGATCGCGTACCTTTCTAGGCATACCCACAAGTAGCCGCCGGCAGACAGCGTTCGAGGTGCGAACGTACCTGACCTCCTGGAGCGGAGCGGGGACGCCCGGGTATGGTCCGTTGTTCCAATCGGCACTCGGCGGAACGCCACAATCATCGGCTGGCCTGGTGGTCGCCTCCACCATAAGTCAAGGCCAAATTCAAACGACGGCGCCACATGGCTTATCGACAGGTTCAGGCGTATCGTTCAGCAACGAAATACGCTTTGTGACGAGTGTACCTGACGCATCCACCCTCGTGTTGAATGCGCCGTTCTCTAGCCCTTTATCGGCCAATTCACCGCTTGCGCCGGCGATAACATACGCTCTGTCCACGCAACTGCCGAGCTTAACGCTCATGGACTATTGGGACCCGTCGACGGCGGTTAACCGTCTGGTTACCGGCGCTGCCGCCGATACGTTCCAGTTTGCGGTGAACGGCGATTTTCACGAGTTCACATTCCGCGGGCCAGCTGCCGACTTGCTAGATACGACCAGCTTCGTGACGGGCTCAGCCGGACTAGCCAGCTTCCCAGCCGAGCCAACTTTAGGCTCGTTCGACTACTCTGTCGTACCTGGGCATCTGGGACAGGTTTGGATCGGTGCTCCGGGAAATCAATTTTTCACCTTGACGAGTGCCACTCTCGAGCTCAATAACAACATCGAAGTGCGGAACAGAGAGTTTGGATCCTCGTATCCGCAGGCGATCGCTCCGGGGATGCGGCGAGTTTCGTCCCAGTTCACATTATTCGCGCAGGATGATACGCAGACGGAATCTTTGTATGCTGCCGCGAAGGCCCGCAATCCAGTGGCAGCAATGCTACAGCTTGGACAACAACAAGGTCAATTGCTTGGAATTTACTTGCCGAAGGTGACGCCGGAGATTCCTAACTTCAATGACTCACAGACGAGGCTGCAATGGGAGTTCAAGAACAATCTGGCGCACGGAATGGTGGACGATGAGTTTTATATCGCGTTCGCCTAAGCCGGTTGAATACAGTACCGTGCGCTGGTTCGACAGCGGCACTTTGCCCGGGGTGAGTTTTGCCATCCGGCGCGTATCGCTTCAAATGCGGCTAGAACTAGCCAAGAGGATGCGGGAGCTGAGCATTCGAGACGAGTTTCTAAACGCAGGCGGGCCCAGTGAAAGGCTGGAAGCCGCGGAAAACGAACTCGCGGCACGAAGCGTGCTGATTCTGTGGGGGCTGTCGCAGATTGCGCGGCTAACGCTTGATGGCGAACCCGCTACGCCCGAGAGCATTGTTGAAAAAGCCCCCGAGGAGCTTGCGAACGAGATTGTGGTGGCGATCCGGTCGGAGCTGGGCTTGTCTGAGCAAGAAAGAAAAAACTCCTAATCGCATTCCAATTTCAATTTTCCTCACCAGCCGCGTGGAATTGCGAGAGTTGCCGTAGCAGCGGCTTGGTGAAGTTGAGAAACTGCGCCTGGATTGCGTCCGAAGTGCCGCCTCCAGCGAGGCCGGTATGGGCCCGCGGCGGCGCAGTTACTTATCAGTGTCCGAAATCGCTGATTACAGCGGAAAGCCTGTCCTTTCTCGAGAGTTTTCAGCTGTTAAAGCGGATTGGATGGGCCAATTTGTTGGATGTGGATGCCAGAACGGCGGAGGCGGTCCTGATCTTAGAGGACGTTTCCAGAAACCAGGATAGATAGCGAGATGGCAAACGGAAGCTTATATAACGAATTACTCGGTCAGCTGACACGGGCCACAAGTGGGCTTGTCAGCTCAAGCAGCTTGGGCGGATCTGCGGCCCTTGGTAGTAGCTCTAAGATGCCGACGGAATCGTTGATCAAGGCTAGCAAGGACACGGAAACGAAGTCATCGAGTCTTGGGTCAAAGACGACTGCCACAAGTATTAAATTCGGCAAACCGTCTCAGAACACACAACCGAGTTCAGGTAACTCGACAAACTGGACACAGTTGGCCTCGAGCGCTGCCGGCGGGGGCCTATCAAGCTTGTTGGGCGGTGGCGCAGGGGTTCTGGGATTGGGATCGATCGTCTCCGGGTTGCTGGGACTGTTTGGCGGCGGGAGTAAGACACCGCCGCCTTTGACGCTTTTCGAATTGCCCGCATCTCAGGATGTGACGATTTACGCCGGGAACAATAGCGCGACGGTGTACCAGGGCAGCATGGATCAGACTGTGACGTCCAAGTCGCAGACTCCGATCTATTCGACTCCATCGAACGGGACATCCGCCAAAGCCACTGCGGCGACACCTCTGGTGAGGGGCGCCGGCACGAACGCAAACACGCCAACTGCTGCATCCAAGGCGCCACCGCACGCTCCAAGCGGGGCATCGACTACCCCGACCCCAGCCAGTGTGGCGCCAACGGACGTAAATTCCCAATGGTTCATGGAACGAAGTGGCGACATCGCCGCCGCGGTTCGCAACGCGATGTTGAATTCCAGCTCGCTGAACGATGTAATCGCGGAGGTCTAATGGCTAACTTTCCCCAACTCAGCTCGGGAGCAGTAACTCAATATCCCACGCCGCTCGCTGCCGGCCAAGGTGTGCTGGTCATCCGCTTCCTGGATGGATCGGACCAGCGCTGCTTGTTGCAGGGCCGCGCACTACGCCAATGGTTGATCAACCTAAACCTTTTGAATGAGAGCGAGATTCAGCAGGTGGAAGCGTTCTTCGCCACCCAGCAAGGGAACTTTGCGACGTTTTCATTTCCCGATCCGTTCACTAGAACAAGCGTTCCTAACTGCCGGCTCGGCTCGCCACTGTTGCAGACAAATTATCTAGCTCCGGATGTAACCGGAAGCGCGTTCTGGGTTATCGAAACTAATGGCTAATCTGTTCTTTCCCCAATTGTCGACCGGCGCCACCGTACAGTACCCAATAAAAAAGACCAATACCAGCCGTAACGTTCAGAACGTTCTTCCGGACGGCAGCATGATCTTGTCTGCTGACCCGGATGGTTGGATATTGAGTTGGGAACTTACGTATGGCGAACTAAACAGTTCAGATATCGGGTTGATCCAAACCCATTTCAACAACTGTAAAGGGCCCTTGCACGCGTTTACATTCATTGACCCAACCGATAATATGCTGGTTTCCAGCGAAGATCTGAAGAGCGCCGCTTGGCTGAATCAGGGCGGCATGGCAATCACGAAGGGCGTTGCGGACCCGACGGGTGGAACCGCCGCATTCACCGTGATCAACACGAGCCAAGCAACGCAATCTATAACGCAAATTTTGAGTGTTCCCGCGAGCTACCAATACTGCTTGTCGCTCTATGCAATGTGTGCCTCGCAGAGCGCTATTACCCTTAGCCGGCGAGGGCCGTCCGTATCTCAGACAGAAAGCATTTCTGTCGGTCCGGCTTGGAGCCGCTTAGTTTCCAGTGGTCAGCTGAGTGATAGCGGTGTTGGGTTGACAGTGGGGTTGACGCTCTCCCCGGGACAGCAAGTACAGATCTATGGCATCCAGTTAGACGCACAGAACGCTCCCTCGCGCTACCGGCCCACAGCACAGAGTGGCGGCGTATATCCGAATGCACACTGGGTGGCCGACCAGTTGATGATCAGCGCGCAAGGGGTAAATCAATTTTCATCAACGTTCAGTATTGAGACGGCAATTTTAGGGTAAAAATGTCCACAATTAACTATGTCAAACAGTTGGCCGAAGCCGATACGCCGCTGCTGTTTTTTCAGTGCATCATGCCGTCGGGAGACGTGGAGTATTGGAGCACCCACGCCATTCCCTTCAACGGGCAGAACTACTCTGCCAGGGTATTGAAGCACAATCTTTTCTCGTTGCAGTTGGCGGCGGGCGATGCAATGGACGGAATTTCACAGCTGTCGCTGACGCTGGCCAACGCAGACTCGAGGCTATCCGAACTTGAAAGGACTGGATTCAAGGGATCGCAGCTTACCGTTTACTTTGCGTTTGTTGACCTTCCCAGCCTTACCGTCACCACGGAAAGCACGATTCTATTTATGGGCACAGCTGGTGATCCCGATCAGATCACGGAGAGCACGTTCACTCTAAGTTTTACCAGTAAGCTAAATCTGCAGCGGATTGCTCTGCCGAATGTTCGCATTCAACGTTTGTGCCCATGGACATTTCCGTCAAGTCCGGACAAGAGGGCTGAGGCGGTAAATGGCAGATTTTCGCCCTATTATTCTTGCGGATACTCGGCCGATATCGTCGGCGGTGTTGGGAACTTCAATGCCGGGCAAGCATTTACAACTTGCGATCATTCGCGAGCGCAATGCCAGCAACGGGGAATGTTCTCGTCGGACGATTCCGGAAACGTAACCCAGCGGTATGGGGGATTCGAATTCGTACCGTCACAGATTATGGTCCGCACGAGTGGCGCCAAAACCTCGCACTTGTCCCCGGTTCTTAACCCGCCGGCAACATTTAACGATCCGGTTCCAATGGTCTACGGTACTGGATGGATTCAAACGCCTTTAATCTTTAGCCGCAACGACGGAAACTTAACGCACATGGAAGTGCTGTTAAGTCTTGGCCCCATACAAAGCTTGCAGGGCGGGACTATTCAAGGCGCCTTCAAGGTTGTCGTAAATGACGTCGAGATACCGCAAGGCGTCGCGGGTCAAGACATGACCACGACGGGCTGGTACAGCATTGTTGCGTCAGGTTCCGTGCGGGGCGGCTTCGACATGGACTTCACCGACGCGAATGGGCAGCCGCTGGGTGACCCATACGGAAGCATGGCCGTGATTGAAATTGTGGTTCCTAATCGAATCAGCAGCGGCCGAAGCGCGCCGACTGTAGAAGTGCTGCTGCAGGGGCTACTGCTTGATCAGTTCAATGCTGATGGAAGTTTGCAGTCGACTAGCTTTTCGGCGAATCCGGCTTGGGTCATCCTCGATATTTTGCGGCGATGCGGATGGCAAACGACAGACGTGAATATGGAGACGTTCTATACGGCCGCCCAATTCTGCGATTATCTGATCAACACGACCGACCTGAACGGAAATACGCTACAGGTGCCGCGGTATCAATGCAACCTGATCCTATTAAAGCGGCAGAGCGCGGCGGAGATTATCCGCGGTATTCGGGTCGCATCGAGTCTTATGATTCGTTTCGGAGTTAACGGGCTGCTGGAACTGTTGCCTGAAACAACGATAGCCGCCCAACAGCAGCAACTGCCCGATGGGAGCAACAGCACGGACACTTTGAACGGCGGCTGGCCCGCGTATGAGTTCAGCGATGGTTCGCCCCCGTTTTTTTCGGGCATTGCGCGCACCGCGAAGGGCGAGTCTAGCGTAATCCTAAGTTCAAGAAGCCTAGCGGAGACCTCCAACCGGCTCAGCCTGGAATATCAGGACGCGTTCAATGAGTTTCAGCAGGATTCTCTTTCGATTGTGGATTCGGACGACTTAGCACTGATTGGCTACGAAATTAGTAGTCAATCGACAGCCTTGGGAGTCGCGAATGCCAGCCAGGCCACTCGCGTTCTTCTTCGTCAACTGGATAAGTCGACGGATGGTAATCGCTTTATAGAATTTCAGACCAGTTTCCGGGCCATGAAGGTGCGCCCGGGCGATATTATCACCGTAACTTATCTAAAGGAAAACTGGTATCGTATACCGTTCCGAGTTACTAAGTTGTTGCCGTCGACAAACTATCAGGTGGTGACGATTTACGCGCAGATTCACGACGATGACTGGTATAGCGATAGCGTCGCAGTGTTAGGCGGAGCGGGACGCCAGCCTGGGTCGCAGGTGCAGACCCCGTTGCCTCTGCTTGGGCCGGTATTAAACAGCTCGGGGAGCACAGATTTTACGGTGAGCGAGTCTGTGCAACAACAAAGCGATGGCAGCATGACAGACACGCTCACGGTGAACTTCGTGCAACCGACAAAGCCGGCCGCGAATGCCCCCAGCGTCCCGATATTGCCCCTTACCCCAACGATCAGTTCGACAGGCGGGACGATCGCGGGCGGACAAAATCTTTATTACGCGATCACAGCTGTCGATAGTGCTGGAGACGAGAGCCCGCTCTCGTTCACTGTCCTGGCATCGATTCCGCAAGGTCCTGCAACCAATTCCGTGACATTGGGACAGTCTTCAGAACCCTCCTCGCAACAAACGGGCACGGCGATCAGCTTGCCCGCCAATGCCTCAGGTTTTAACGTCTATCGAGGTACGAGCCCGCAGTTGTTCTATCGGATAGCGACGTCCGTTCCCGCGGCGGCGAATTCGAACTTGAACTCTTACACGGACACCGGCGTCGTGTTCCAGCCGATCGGGCCGCCGGACCCAAATTTCGATCACGCCAATTTTTACTATAGGTTCGAATTGGCTGGTCCCTTCTTAGTTACCGCGGTGACAGCGACTACGATTAGCAATTCCGGGATGGGCGCAACGCCCTCGGCGTATGTGGGGATGATCGCTCGAATTATCAGCGGCACCGGGGCGGGACAGGAGAGCCAGATAACAGCAAATGATGCGACTAACCTGACGGTTTCGCCTGCTTGGTCGACCACTCCAGACACAACGAGCCAGTTTGTCGTGACCGAAGCGTCTTGGCGATTTGGGGCCGTGTCGGCGACGAGTCCTGTTCAGTTTGAAATCCCGTATCGGCTTGGAACGGCACTCGAAATCAGCGGGCGGGCTGCCAATGTGAATAATCTGGAGTGCTCGGCCGATTTGTGTCCCAACACTCGGGTGCCGTTAGGACAGCAGGCTGCGGATACCGACGTACCTCCGATGCCGAGTTTTGTTTTGGTTGCTCCAGGACAGGGAAATTTGACGATTTCGCAAATTGGTTTTCCGAGTCTGACGAACACGGAGACGGTGACGTCTGGGACGCTGCAGACCGTGTACTGGAACGAACTAAACACCCCCAGCCCCTACAATTTGGCCGCAACTGTTGATGCCGTGAGCACAACGGTCTCGCTAAGTAAGGTTGATAGGCCGCAACCAGGCGACACGATTCTGATCGATTCGGAACTGATGACGGTTCAATTCGTGGACGCGGCGAATAACACGTATACCGTAACTCGTGGGGTGTTGAATTCGACAGCGAGCGCACATACCGTCCCACTCACCGGTGTCGGCCCGCTGGTGATGCACTTACAAGCCGCGACGTTTGTTTTTCCGTTTGCGGATAGTTTCTTCGAAAATCGAGCTTCTCAGAACTATCTTCAGTCCGTTGACTTACCAGAAGTTCGGGTGGTGGCGGCGGAATTATTTGTTACGAATGCGTTCGGGAATAGCGAGACGACGACACAATGTTACACGAGCGGCCCGGACGGAGGGCTACGAACGCTATCGGGAGGGCAGTTCTCGTTTCAAGTGAGTGGCTATCTCGCGGTGGAGCAGAATGCCGCGCCGCCGCTGCTTATAGAAGCTGATCACGCGGTGCGGGATATTCGCGCCACTATACTTCAGGCCGCAGATGTAGATATAAAGCTTGAGATCCTGCAAGACGGGTCGGACTACTGCGACCTTACGATACCTGCTGGCACTCTGATATCGCAGATCGTAGATGGCGTGGATCTTCCTCCTCTTTTGGCTGCCAACACGTCGCCTGGCAATACGCTCTCTCTGAATATCATCCAGGTCGGCCAGAATGCTCCAGGAAGCGATCTTACCGTTACAATCCGGCTCTAGTCATGGCGGAACAACTCTTCAAGCTGAGCCCCGACCGGGACTTGCAATGCTACTTTCTTACGCCCTCTGCTATCGCGGCGATGTCGCAAGCGAGCCCTAATGGGCTCACTGTCTCCGGAAAGTGGCGGCAGCAGTTCGATTGGGCGGTAGTCGATTGGAACCGTGACAATGTTTTCGAGCATCCGGCGCTACGTTATTTCCCGGATGGGGATTTGAGCGGACTTACTCTGAGCTACACCGAGCAGCGAACAGGATGTGTCCCGATTGAATCAAATCTTGTTCCGGTAGTGTCTTGGGATCAACTTCGAATTTGGGCAGTGGACAGCAACGGTGTGCAATGGATTTATTATGTTCCTATCGCTACCATTGCCACACCGGCCACGGATTCTTACGTAGCAGCCTCGGGCACGATGACGCTGGTCGGTTCCCCAGAAGCCGGCAAGAATGTCGGGTTGGCGTTTCTGGAGGAGCACTACTACTACAATGTCCTTCCTTCAGACTCGTTGACGACCATCGCGGCTAAGATTGCAGAGGACATTAATCAATTTAGCCAAGTAGTTAAGGCGACGACCGACGGTCCTTCGGTGACGGTGACATGGGCGGCTAAAGGGACGGCGTACCAAAATCTTCACGGAGCCAATGGAAACCGCATCGGCATGTACGGTTTTGGCGGGGGTGGATCGACTGTCTGGAAAGAGCCTTCCGTGACGTTTACCGGTGGGCAGTTCCCGTCTAGTTATAACGTCTCTTTGGATTTCGGAAATCTTGTTTGGGCAACGAGAACCGACCTAAACTCAGAATCCCTCGAAACAAACACTACCTCGCAAACAGTGCCAGCTAACAATGTTCGCAAGTTGCGATGGACTTGGTCGGCTGATTTACAGCAGGGAATCTTCGAGCAGCAAGAGTTTCAGATTGTCGTCTCGAAGTGGACCGTTAGCGGCTCCAACCGGCAATACTTTGTGGCAGGACCGGGCAGCCGACGAATCGAAGATACGGATTCGTCCGTCGTCTACTCAGGCAACTGGACAGTAGGAAGCGGAAACTACTCGGGAAGCCGGATTCACAGCACAACCGATACATCGGCGTCTTTCTCGATCACCTACCCAGAGCCTCTGCAGCATTCACTCTATTTGGGAAGCCGGTACCTACAGCAGGGATCGAACATTAGCGTATCGGTGGACGGAGGGGCACCCCTTCTGTTTGACCTTGATCTTCCCGGCGAGGACGTCCTTTGCCGGTTGCTGCTAGGCACCTATGGACCAGGCCAGCATACAGTTGTGGCTTCGAACCTGGGGAATTCGAAATATTCAACATCGAGCTTCTACTTCGATTTTTTGGAGATTGCGTATCCTTCGGCAAATTTGCCAACGTTCACGCCTACACCGCAATTTTCATTGGCGACGGACTGGGACACTTATCATTCGCAGTCTCTGTCCGCGGAGCGCACGGCTTGGCTGATTAATACTCTGGGGTTTACGGGCCGCGTAAACCATTACACCGGAGCGCTTTGGTTTTATGAGACTGTCCGTGGGGGGACCCAGTATGCGACTGCATCGGTAACGATACCCGATGAGGCTGGCAGCCAAAGCGGCACCATGATACTGGACATCGGAACGGAAATCGTGACACCCACTGGGACGCAATTCGGCACGCCTACCCCCATTTCGCATTTAATTCTTCCGGACGATACGGCCGAGACGGTCGCGCAGGCCATGGCGTGTCTGATTAATTTGGGTTCAAACCTGCTCTGGGCCGGTGCGACCAACAATGTTTTAACCGTGACGGCGCGCGCGATGGGAACGGATGGAAACACTGCCGGCATATGGCTAGATCCGAACAGCCAAGGCTTCACCATCGCGCCTACGAACGCGGCGCTTTCGGGCGGTATTAACGGTACGCCCTACGATCTTGATCCTAATGATCCGCTCGCATCTACGCTGGTGCAAACCGCCGATTTCTGGCAGACGGACGTAACTGCGACGCCCAGTATCAATCGGGCTGCAAGAGATTGGCATCAAGCTTTTTTCACGGCGCTCAAGGGCTATGGCATCGACGCGGTTGCGTCGTTCAGCACGGAGTTGATGAACGCGGATTCATCTGTAGCAGCCGGCATTGCGCAGCGCTACCCTGACGGCACTCCGGTCGTTCTAAACACGCCCTCCATACAGACGAATTTTTCGCCGACGAGCCTGGCCTATTGGACGCAGGTTTATTTGGACATGGCCGCGCTGCAGAGTGCCGCCGGCCTGGTGCCTTACTTGCAATCGGGCGAAGTGCAGTGGTGGTACTTTCCGAAACCAAACGTAGGAATGCCGTTCTACGACGCGTACACAACACAGCAATTCCAGTCGCAATACGGGACCGCGATGCAAGTGATCCTCGAAAACACGGATGATCCGACCCAATACCCGAATGAGAGCGTCTTTTTGCCCAGCTTGATCGGCGCATACACCGCATCGATTCGCGGCGCATTGCAGGCGCACTATCCAGGCTGCCGCTATGAAGTCCTTTATCCGACCGACACCAACAACTATGCTTTAACCCAGGTGGTCAATTATCCGAACTCGGATTGGACGCCGCAGAATCTCACTCTTCTAAAGACCGAGAGTTTCGGGTTCACTGGCACGCGCAATTTAGATCTTTGCCGCTACTCGATGGGGGTGAGCGCGGCGAAGGGGTTCTTGAACCATCAGCGCAGTCATTTGATTGGCATCTCGGATTCTTCAACGCCATGGATGAAAGAAGTAAGCTACGCGGTGGCGCAGGGCATGGATTCGGTGGTGCTCTTTGCGTTGGACCAATATTGCCTGATCGGCTATCCGGCGCCCCCTTTTATGAAACTCAGGTCCAGCCGCCGGCTGGCGTAG